TGCGACTACTAATAAAATTCCAAGGTGATAACTTTTTTGTTTCGTCTTCACCAAGAATCTTATTGAAACGGTTTACAAGATATGGGATATCAAAGAACTTAATGTTCCATCCTGAAATCACATCAGGACAATTTTCTTCCCAGAATCGTAAAAACTTTTTACATAATTGAAACTCATCGTCACACTTGATATAGGTTTCATCACCACGCAACTCATAGTCACCACAAGCAAACACAACTGTTTGACCATTGAGATACTTAATACAAATTGCGGTGATAGGTTCTGTTGCAAGATATGGGTCAGGGAATCCGTTTTCAGAACCAACCTCAATATCTATTACTGCAATAGATAAGTCTTCAATCTTCCAGTCAACCATACCTTTTTGTTCATCAGCAATAAACGCATAGGCATAACTGTTGTTACCATAGATTCTAAAATTCTCAACACCTTCATAACGATTGACGAAATCTCTAGCCTCACGGATAGATTCAAACTTCATTGGTTCAAGATACTCACCATCTAATGATGTGAACTTAGTCTGTTTTTTGGAAGGCAAAAACAAAGTCGGCGTGTAAGCAATTTTCAACTTAACACGCCGGCCATCTTTTACTCCACGATAAAGAATATTGTTGCCAACAGAGGCAACATTTGTGTAGTATTTACTCATTCATATATTATATCAGAATTTTGGAATAGAAGAGGCAATTTGAATACCTGAACCAAAGACTTGATTGTATTGATTTGATAATTCAACGATTGGTGTTGTAACAGATTGAACAACATCTTTAGGAATATCAATACCTGTTTTGAACTCTTCGGAAAATTCCAAATAAGGAGAAAATCCCATCATTGGACCATCCTTAGTTGGTTGCACAATAACTTGAACTGGATGTTTTACCATCCAAGAATTTAATGTTTCAGTAACTTCACCTAGAATCGTCTGATTCGTTTTGAATGTTAGTAGTTTCAGCATAATGTTTAATTTCTAAAATTGAATTAATTGGTTGTTTATTGGAAAACTCTGTTGCTTCTCTGAGATTTTCAAACTCTTTAGATGCAACAGCATTTGAATTATTAAAATAATAAGTTACTCTATACATTTACTTTTGTATCTCCAGAAATTACACCTATGGTTACCCATCGTTTAGGAAAGAGCATTTCTCTTCCACGATAATCATTCATATCAGCAGTTGGGTCCTGCATCCAACCAAGAACTTCTACCATGCCATCAAAATTCCTCAAGTAGATGTCATAACGGTCTGCTCTAGGCAGTTTAAATTCAACGGCGATTCTCTTGGCAATTTCACGAATGTTCATAGTTTCTTTCATAGTTAAATCAAAATGTATTATATCAGATATTTAATAGTATTGCAAGCTCTTATTTGGCAAACTTGCTGAAGTCAGGTTTCTTCCAACCTTCGGGTTTTAAAATTTTGCCGTCATCACGTTTGATAACTTTTCTAGTTTCTTTATCAATCTTTTTAAGATTACTCAAAGCACCTTCATCCCAAATGCCGTTACAATCCCATCCACGGGAGTGCATATAACCTACAATGACCCAAATCATATCAAAACATGCATCAATAGTTTCTACATCGTCTTTTTTATTACGAGCAGCAATATATTCAGCATATTCTTCAACGATTAAATTATGATATAAAGACGATTGTGGAATATTTTCTTTACTGATTGTTTGTTCAGCGGCAGCCATAAAGATGCCAACATCATTAAATACTTTACTCATTTTCCATTACCTCCATTTGAAACTGCTAGCAATGATTTTGCCATTTCTGATTGATAGGTTCGTTGTCTCAATTCGGAAGAACTGAACCTGTGATTGCGAGAGTTGTACCAAACTTTGATACCACGGTCTTCACAAATTTGTTTACCTGTAAAATCTTTGTCTTTATATTCTTCACCAATAATGCGAACACTAATAGGCAAGAACATTAACATATCTTCAAGGTCTTTTTCGGTGTTGTAAACAATAATTTGGTCTACAAATTTAACCGCAGAGAGTTGAACATATCGTTCAACAATAGACTGCACTGGTTTGTTTTTAGTTCCCGGTCTATCAATCGTTGGGTCACTTTGAACACCAACAATCAAATAGTCACATATTTGTTTACATTCAGCAAGCATAAGAATATGTCCTGCATGAAGTAAATCAAAAGTTGAACAGGTGAAACCTACTGGTTTGCCTGTCATATCATCTGGCATAACTAACATATTTAATCCTTAAATAATTCTGGATGTTTAGTAATATTTTTAACGTGAACTGCACCATCTACCATGGTCATAGTTAAAACATCATCAACTTTCCATCCAAGTTCTTCTATCAAATCATCTGGTAATTGAACTATTGCATCACCATTCTCACAAACCTCAACAACCTGTGCGCTATATTTTTCCAATTTTTACTCCTGCTTTTTCCAAGAAATGTATGCCATCTTCGTCACGATAGCTATTGCGATAATAAACAGTATTGATACCAGATTGGTAAACCAATTTGGCACAGTCCAAGCAAGGTGCGTGAGTAATAAACATAGTAGCGCCAAGTCCAGATTCGTTAGACTTTGCCAACTTAGCGATTGCATTTGTTTCAGCATGAAGTACCTCTGGTTTAGTTTTTAATTCTTTGGTAAAATTATTGTAATCATATCTCGGATCACTTGGATTAACATTGACAGCTTCTTCACAATTGTTATCCCAACCAGAAGGCATGCCATTGTAACCAATACTTATAATGCGGTCATCTTTAACTACAATAGCACCGACATGAAGTCTTTTTGCGGTAGAACATTCAGCGAATGTCTCCGCAGTTTTCATGTATGCATCAAGCAGTTTCTTTTTCATTACCACGTTTCTTGTTCTTTTCGAAAACTTGTGAACCAGCAATCTCTGCTTGAATCATCATATTTTTAAATGCATGGCGTTCAACAGGGTCAACAATAGTTGCCATTGTTCGTTTCGTTTGTTTAGAAATGCGGAAGTTTTTATCTTTTTTTAACATGATTTAATTATACACCAAAATAATAAAGTTGTGAGGCAAAAATGGGGTCATTGCGACCCCATCGGTTATGCAGATTTCTCTTGTAAGAGTTCTGGTTTGAATTTCTTCAAACTATCACCAATTTCAATCTTGCGAGGTTTCTTATGTTCAGGAATAATATTCTCTAAGCCAATACTTAGAATACCATCTTTGAACTCAGCACCCTTCACTTCAATTGTATCTGCAATGGTGAGTGTTTTTGTGAAAGACCTTGTGCCAATACCTTTGTGTAGATATTGCACTTTGCTTTCTTTATCTTCCTTTTCACCTTTAACAGTTAGTTTACCATCTTCAACTGAAATGTCAATTTCATCTTTAGAAAATCCTGCTACGGCAAGTTCTACGATGTAACGAGTATCATCTAGTTTTACGATGTTGTGTGGTGGAAAGTTTGATACAGTTTTCTGCACATCTACATTTAAAAGTCTTTCAACGTCATCAAAGAATCGGTCGAAGCCAAGTGTAGAGTGGTGCAATGGACTAAATGAAATATGTCCTAGTGTCATAGTTTTCTCCTATTAAGCGAGTTAATGAAATGTGACCCCGAAGGCGTCACGGTTTTATTTAGTCAAAGACTTCAATAATCTTGAGGTTTTTTACCAATATTATATTTGGTAATTAAATCCCAATCATTTTTTTCTTTGAATGAAATAATCTTTACTTGATGTAATGGTGCAATGTTATCTTTCATAAGTTCTTTATTTAAGATTGTAACAAGACCCCATTCTTCCAATAAGTTTGCAATTGCATTACGTCTTTGTATATCGTTCTCAGAAATGTTGGATGGCTTTCCATCTAGTGCAAATAATTCTTTAAAATGAACGATATAATACTTACCTTGTTTATGTAAAATGTGACAAGACTGGTATAAAACTTTTTCTTTGCGTGAAGAAACTCCGATCCGTGTTAGAGTTTCACGAACCTTTAAAAAATCATCCTGTTCATTGAGAGTGACCTCAATGAATTTGGCCAAATCAACCATATCATTTCCTTAATCCACCTGTATCGGTTTGTTCTTTTAATTGTTGGATTTGTTCATTACT